AGCCAAAGTTCACGTGCGAATGAGCCTCTTCGATGTCATCAACTTTAAAGGCGAAGTAGTTCGACTTGTTGATGGTCAAAGAGAAGTCTTCGTCGTCGAGGTCTTGAGCTTGAATGACCGAACCACGAGTGTAAGGTCTGACCGTGATTTCCGGTTCTTTGATGATCTTTACAGTGTCACCGAAATTTGCGATTTCACCGAAATAGTCGGAGTTAGTAATATCCTGTGCAGTAGACTTCTTGCGGAAGGCAAGCTGCACCTGTTTGGAATAGATAGTAGCACTAAAATTCCCGTTAGGAAGATTACCGTACCCCGCCGCTGTTGAAAATGCCATTAGGGCAATCCTTTCATTTAGCGTCAGATGCTAACCTACAACATCTCAAAGAGGCTATACTTGTGAGGGTGCGTTAGTATATTAGTTGGCCAACTTCTATAATAACGGGCTACACGCAAATAGGTGAGTCTAGATAAATTGTTAGTTGCTGTGTGTTTGAGTATTAGATGTAGGTAGGAGTTAGCGATGCTTCTGTAGTCACACCGCTAACTCGGCTACGTTTGCATAGTAGTTATATGTTTTTACTTCTAAAAGTCAAGTTACTTCTTTTTGAGATCGTAGATGAAGCGACCCTCTTGAATAGCTAGAGTGATTTCATCTACATTCTTCTCATACTCGTCCATAGACATTCTCTCTACGTCAGACTCTCTAATAGAGTTAGTCTGGTCACTTTGAGGGCTATTACGAGCTGTCTTACTGTTTACAAAAGCTGCTGCATCGTCTGCTGACTGCTTTCTTTTCTTATTCGGCTTATCAGAGATGCCTTTATCAATCTTATACAGATCAATAGCTCTAGCTGCTGATCTAGCGTCTTTATCATCTTCATAAAGAGCTTTCTGCACCCACGCAGGCTGTTCATCTGCCCACGTGTGGAAGGCGTCATCGTCTCTGATCTCTGCAAAGTCTGGATGGAGCTGCATAAGAATAGTTTCAGCCCTCTGTCTCTCTGTGTCTTCCTCTTTCTGAGTAATAGCCTCAAGTCTACTTTCTAGACTTGCAGACTGTTCTTTAGCTTTAGTAAGGGCAATGCTCTCAACAATAGCTGCAACTTCGGGGTACTTAGCCATCCAGCTCTCGATGTCTGCATCCGACGCGGGTAGCTGAATACCCTCTTTAGTTACTGTATCCAGCTGAGCTTGCATGTCTGCTAGCTTCTGTGTATACTCTCGTTCTAGCTTCTGTGAGTGTCTACGGAGGTCTCCGTATCTCTTCTTGAAAGTTTTTTCTTCGGCACCTTCAGGCTCTGGCTCTGCTGCACCCTCTACAACTGCATCGGGATCATCTTCTGCTTCAGCATTCTGTCCTGCCATAAGAGCAGCTAGCTCTTCTTCATCCCTCTGAATACGAGCTTGATTACTATTAGGCTGGCTAATAAAGCCACGCTTCTCGGGTACTACAACTTGATCTAGTTCAGGCATATTATGTTACTTCTTTAGTTGGGGCCGCCGTGGCCTCTCTGTTACATACAGAAGAGGGGGTCGGGTAGCCAGTATCTAGCAAATTACCTTCGCGTTGCTAGTCCGCCTTTAGCATACTGCTTCTTCTTTTTCCTACGCCTCTTTACGAAGCCTCCGCGACCGTATGCATCGCCCGGTTGGCCATCGTCGCCTCCCGGATCATTGCTGCCGCCTCCACTGTCACCACCGCCCTCGCCGCTGCCATCGTCACCGGGGCCGCCCGGCGCACCTCCGCCCGGACCGGAGCCGCCAATAGATTCTTGACCCGCCCCTATATCAGCACCCAAACCGATATCATCTATACTTGCGTCGGGGTTTCCGTAAGCATCCACATCGCCAAAGTCATTGACATTATCTACGCTTCCATAACTACCGTCGGGGTTTGCTTCTTCTTCCCCTAAGTCCCCATACCCGTGATTAGCGTTACCAAAACCCATCATACTATCTACATCTTGATTGCCGTAGCCTGTAATACCCCCAAACACATCTTCAGCAGGTGTTGTAGAGCCAACTGCAGCTTGAACTTCCGCTGCTGTGCTAATTTCATCTAGAGCCTCTTGAGAGGGGGGTCCAATAGGAGATATAGTATCTGGGTTAACATTAGCTACGACCTCCATACTCATGTAGGAACTCGGTACACCTATGTGACCAAAACCTTTGCCCGGAGTGCCATAAGCTACACCAACTGTAGTTGCACCCGTAACGGGGTCTGCAAAAGAGACTGCTTGTTGATTCTCAGTCAAAGACTCTGGATCAATACCTGCAGACTTAAGCTGTGCTAAGACTGCTAACTCTGTCTTCACAGCGGGTGTCATATTGGCTAGTTGGTGAGCCATTTGTAGGGCAGCAGTTTTAGCCTGCTGCTGCTGTACACTGGCAATACTATTAATTTGTTCGAAGCTTATACCCATTATCTCAGCAATACCCCTTTGAGCTAAGCCTAATGGAGCAGAGGCTCTACCTAAAGGGTTAATAGCCTGCCCCATAAGCTGATCCGCTATACCTATAATACTGGAAGGTATAGATGCAAAGCTCTGTAATGCAGCTAGATTTTGTTCAGAGGGAATACTAGATAACTCAGATACAGAAACAGTAGTGTCAGCTTGCGTATCACTAGCATCGCCCCCTATTTTTTCAAGATTACCTCTAACTATACCTGTTAGAATTTGTTGCTGGTCCGCGGGTAATGTTGCAAAAGCATCTATAGGGTTGCCCGTAGTGCTTGTAGAGTTATTGACTTGATTAAAAATATCTAAGTTATTTAGCAGGTTTGAATCTTCTCCAAAGAGGTTGCCTACTAGATAATTATAATTCTTCAGACCCGCGTCACCTTCGCCTAAGCCCCCCACTAAGTCAGCTTGAGAGAAGCCCGGATTGTCTTTAAAGTAGTTTTGAAAATCTTCACCATCCGCATCTGTGTTGTCAAAGTCTGGCGCTTCTGTAGGGTCCGGTGTTGGGGTATTGTCTGTGTTAGAGTTGTCTGTGCCTGTATCAAAGCTAGCATTATTACCGAATATACCACTTAGAATATCATTATCGCCTACATACAAGCCTTCATTAGCCTCTACTGGCCCCTCTTCATCTACATCAAAATCTTCTAGAGTGAAAGGCAAATCTTCCTCTTCTGATTCTCCGCCACTTTCACTGAATAGCTCATCAGGCCCAGATGCAGCATCCCCGTTGCCCATTTGGCCCATCTCCTCCATACGAGCAAAACCTTTCTTAGCTTTGTCTCGGAGTTTCATGAAATACTCTACACCGAAGAACTTGACTACATCAGCTGGAATGACCATCTCGCCTTCACTTAATCTAGCTGGAATGTCATCCCTTACTTCTTCTGGCTTACTGCCAATAGGCACTTCGTTGCCTGATACAGGATCAACTTTCGGTGCTTCTTGCATCATGCTGCTCATCTCATCGTTCATGTTTGTACTCATCCCGCCCTCTGCAAATCCTTTTGGTTTGTCTTGTCCTACAGAGCTTAGCATAGGTGCAACCCACTCCCCGTCTTCATTTTTAATAGCGAAGCTTTCAGCCAGCTTCGGGTTCTTTCCTAAAGCCTCTACTACTTGTATAGAACGCTTTACGAAATCCCCCTCTTTGGGATACCGTGCTCTTAAGAGCCTTCCGTACTCATTGTTATTGAGGTCAATATTATTCTCTTCGTGTGCAGATTTGCCGCCTAAATATGTCTGCTCTCTATAGTCATAATACGTTCCTGCTACGCTTCTACCCAGCTTTTCAAGTACGTTTAGTTTATCTCTATCTCCATAAATTAAACCGCCGCCTAATAGGTGCCTTAGTGTATCTTCTCCAGTATCGTTATCTAAACGGCCCTCTCTAAAATGCTTATTATACTGGCGTTCATTTGCTGACAGCTGTTTAGCTTTAGTTATAGCATCTTCTACACCCAGAGCGTATGCTGCATTTCTAGTTATACGCTCCAATGGCCGGATTGGTACGTCTGTCCTCTTCTCTGGAGTTACAGGCTCTTCTTCTTTTTTACTCTCCACTGGGGCTGCTCTAGCACTAAGAGGTGGAGGGGCTTCCTGCTGCTCCTGAGGTCTAGCTCTGGGTACAGGAGTTGTATTTTTAGGTACACCTAAAGCCTCTACTGTTTGATCTTTTGTGGACTCAGGCATTCTTTATCAATTCTAATCTTTTAAGGTCTGCTAAGGCTTTAATGTAGCCCTGAGCATGAGCTACACGTTCCATTGTAGCTGCAGTCTCAAGTGTTCTGTGTTGTGAGTCGGTCATACATTCAACATACTCTACAAAAGCTGCCCACAAGTTAGGGTTACTGTATAGAGGGCGGAGGCGCTGCTGCACCTCCTGATGGCTGGGCTTGTTGCTGTTGTGGTTGGGCATTGCCTGAGAATCCTTCTTGACCCGGAACATTAGGTGGGCCTACTCCTATAGTACCGCCACCACCTGCGGTTGGTACTTGTGGGTTAGTGCCTGCTGGCGTTTGGTTTGGCTGAGGCTGTTGTTGAGCTTGTTCAGCCTGCATACCTTTGAGAATCTCAGCTTGAAGCAGAGCGTCGTCCATAGAGTTGACAACTTTGTCTGGATCAAGATCAAGAGACTTAGCAAGCTCAGCCAGAATGTGATTGAACTTAGCGAAAGGTGCAAGTACTTGATTGCTAGCAATGCCGAGAAACTGCATCAGTCTCTGACTTCTAACTTCGTTAGCCATCAAGCTCTCAGTGCCTCTAGCTCTTACCTCTAGATCACCTTTGATATCTTTGTCGTTATCAAACTGCATGTTGAAGTGAAACAAGCCGTCGCCTACTGGCTTAAGCAAGTAATCATCAACATTCTTGATAACACTCTTAACTGTAATACTAGCTGCACCCATAAGCATACTGATACCGCTAGCAGTTCTACCTACGCCTGAAACTCCAGTCTGCCCGTGAGCGAACGAAGGCATACCAGTGCTTTCATCTGCAAGTTGTCTAGCTTTATCAAACATCTGCAAGTTTTCTTGTGAGACGTTAGGAAACTTAGTTCCAAAAATAGACTGGCCCGGAGCACCGCCCTGACGGCGGAATACTTTGCCCGGATATACAGTTAAGTCCTGCCCCGGCACAAGATTAGTTTCATCCACTTCAATAAGCAGATTACCAGACAGAGCCCCGTTATCAACTGCCATACGCATAAAGCCATTCATAAGGGTCTGCGTATCTTCCATATTTTCTCCCACACCAACACCGAAGAAGCTGTAAGGATTAAGCTCATACGGGGCTGCAGCGTAAGGGATACGCATTGGCTTAAAGGGGTTTAGCACAAGTCTAATGATTTCGTTATTAACTACCCAAATGTTGGCTTGAACTTCATCAAAGTCCTCAAAACTTTCGGGAATATCAATGTCATAAGACTCTAGAAGCTCTGTATCTACATTACCCCAATACTCAAGCACTTCAAAACGCTCAATCTGTTGTTGCTGGTCGTAATCAGCTAGATCGTCTTCCCAATGCTCTCTAACATAGGCTTCACCATATGAAATAACGTCATCAATAGCTGAATTACGGAACATTGGGCGCTTTTTGAGTGCTCTAAGCTGAGAGCGACTCATTTTATGCCTTTCAATGACGTATTCAGCCTCTTCGATGTTGTTTGCGTCGGGGTCTGGATAGAAGTTCCACACACTTACATGCGAAATCTGCGGTACAGTCTTGATTGTGGGGTCGTACTCACCGTCTTCTGACCACTTAGGGTACTCTTTATTAACAGCAAAGGGGCCCTTAAGCACACCAGTACCGAATAGAGACATTTCAAAGGCTGTGCTACGCAGGTGCTTAGAGGCGTGACTCTCTTCTAGCTGATCAATGATCTTCTTCTGCATCTTCTTAGCTGATTCAAGTGCAGGATAGAAAGTAGGCGACGCAGCTGTTGCGCCTTCGCCTACTTTTAGACCTTTAGCTTTAGCCAACTTCTCTTCTAGCATACCGAGCCTTAGAGATTTACCAGTAGCGCCTGCAGGCGGGTCTTTACCGTCGCCCGGAAAGCCATACGGGGAAGCTGTATCTTCTTCAGGTGCACTAGAGTCAGGCGGCATACCAATATCAAAATGAACAGACTCTGAAACGCCTTCGGGCAACACAGTAGGCTCAATAGTGATTGGGAACCTGCCGTTACCGAACAACACCTCTACAATCTGTGCGTAAGCTGCAATGACTTTAGTTTTAGTAATCTTGATAAAGACTTTGCTCTTCTCATTATCTGAGAACACAGCTTCTGGTCCGTACACACCTCTGTAGTTACGATAAGCCCGTAGCCAGCGGTCTTCGTCTGTGCGTCTGTAAGTCTTAGCTTTGTAGTACTGCCCTGTAACATAGTTTACAAGCGGGGAGTACTCAACTGCTTCACTTTCGTCATCTCCTAAGCTTACAGCTTGAGCTTCAAAAATAGAGTCTTCTGACATTTATATATCTGTCCTTAATAGCCGAATACTGGATCGGCGGGGCTATACGATGTATTGAACATACTTTGATCTGTGCCCCATACTGTGAATGAGGGTCTAGACATAACACCATAACGCAGAGCGTCATATAGATGATCTTCTGATTTAGTGTCTACGTCTTCGGGATTCTTAGTGTCGATTGGAATGGCCGGTATCTGAGCTATGAGGTCTGTACAGTTACTAAAGAATACAAGACGGGGCTCTTCAGTGTACTCTTCTACTTGAAGCCTTCTATGTATCTCATTCTTGCCTGAGACTCTAGAGCCTTTACTACGGTCTGAAGGCCTCCACCTACAGCCTTTCATAATCATCTGTTCAGCCAGTGAAGGGCCCGTATCACCTCTTTTGTGCCAGCACGAACTGTCTAGAACGCCGTATCTGATGTTGCCATCACCAGCCTCTAAATCAAGAACCATTTCAGCTAGATCAGTAGCTAGCACTTTAGAGACATATAGTTCTCTATAAACAATTAACTGTTCTTCTGGAGATACAGCAAACCACACTACAGCACTATAAGAACTATAGCCGTAATCTGCAGACCTAAACTTTACCCAATTGGTGGGTATCTCAAAGGGCTCAATAACGTGTGCATTACGATCAAACTCAGAGAACGCCGCACCTTCCGCTATATCCCAATCACCGTCTAGAAGCTGTCTTCTCTGCTGCTCTGGCAGAGACAACAAGTTAGCTTCGTAGTCATCTGTAGCTGTTAGATATGGGTTATCTGATAGTCTGGCTGGAATGAATCTCCTCTTAAACAAAGGCTGCCCAGCTCTCTTATGAGCACGGGGGTAAACTAGTATGTCGCCAGTCTCAATGTTAGTTGCACTGAAGCTCTTACCGTAAGGGGCAGGATCAATAAACATCTTCTTGACCCAAACATGCCCTCTACCACCCGGATTGCTAGTAGCTCTCATAAAGATTGGCAAGTCAGTGGCTACAGAGCGCAAACGTGATCTCATGTAGTTCCACGCAAACGGTGTAGCCCACTGAGTCAACTCGTCGAAGCCAATCCAGCTAAAAGCCTGCCCCTGATATCGAGTTACATCTTCGTCTCTATCTAGAAAGGTCATCCAAAGCTTAGCCCCAGACGGTGCAGACCACTGCATCTTTCTTTCGGACCACTTGATGCCCGGAATGATTTTAGGATAGAGTTCTTGTGACTTAGCTACAAGTTCTCTCAGCTCATCCGACGTATGTCTAAGAAGAATACCACTAAACTGAGGATGAGACATGTAACGCAAAGGGTCAGCTAGCATAGCGTAGCTTTTGCCACCACCAGCTGCACCCCCGTACAACACTTCTCTCTCAGATGCCCCGAGAAACTCTGTTTGAGGACCCTCATTAGCTTGAAAAACTATATTACTCGGCTCTATAGGCTTTCTCGGCCTGCCTACGGGCCTTTTAACTGGCTGTTCTACTGGTTGTTCTACTATCTGTGGCTCAGAGACCGTAGTTTTCTTTTTCAATTTGTTCGGCAGTTTCAAGTGCCTTTTGCGCGGTTTCGGCCCACTTTCGGATAGTTTTTGCTTTATTGTTTCTTTTTTTACCATTATCTAAGCGTTTCTGAAGTCCTACATGTGATATTCGTCTACCTGTTACTTGAGATATCCAGTTAGCTACCTCTCTCAGTGCATATCTCTTCATATGCTCTTTGGCTACTATTAGAGCTTCTAGTTCAAGCTCTACAGGTCTCAGAATACGGGGGTTCTCTTCATCTAGAACATAGCCGAAAGGAATAGTGCTAGATACTCGGGGTATAGACTCCCACCTCTTAGTTTCAGGCTCTCTATAATCAAGAGGCTGTTCTATCTTAAACTCTTTGTCGTTCTTAATCTTCATCCTCATCCTCTAGAGGTTTTTTCGGGGGTAAGATCATCACCCCACCCGAGTTAGATACATTAATATTCTCAGTCTTAAGCAAGCCTGCGCGATCCATAATGTCTTTAGCTACAGTGATCTTGTCTTTTACACCTAAAGTCACTCTGTCAGTCAAAACTCCTGTTAGCGTAGCTGCAGCTTGTGGGGTATTGTAGATGAGATAATCTTTAGTTGCTTCAATGATCTCGTCTTTGATACCCTCTACAATCAAACTGGCTCTAGTCTTATCTGAGTAACCAGCCAGCTTCTTAGCCTTTGTGAAGTCCCCACCAGCTTCCTCAAAAAGCACCTCTAGAAACAACTGTTGCTTATCTGTTAGTTCTCTGTTAGCCATAGTTTGTACTTTACTCTTTCTCTAATGCTTGTCTGGCTGCGTTGTTGGCCTGAGCGATGCGCGCAATACGCTGAAGTAAAGGACATTCATCTACGTTGGGATTGTCCACACATTTCTCAGGCCAATAGAATGGCTGCTCAGTCCATACAGACAGGCAGCTAACTGCTTTAATCGGGGGAGGTTTAACTGGCCCTATTAGGGTCGTTCCGCAGGCTGTCAGGACTGACATCAGTAACAACGTCGCTACGAGCTTTGGCAGCTTCTCTAACATCTTCTGCATCTCTTTCTAGCCAGTTGGCTTTAGCTGCTTGTTCAGTTTTCTTATCTGCCTTCTTAGCTGATATACCACCCACTATGCCAGTGACAAGCTTTAGTACTAGTTCAAGTACAGACCACATTAGCAGGCACCGTTAGCTATAGCCACTTGCTCTCTGACTGAGAACATATCAATACCTATAACCGTAGCTATCTGAAAAGCAGTTGACAATTTCTCACTCAGAGTCTT